TTAAATAGAGGTTCTATAACTAAGTCTTTATCTCTGATTAGTTTATCAGACCAGTCATATAGATCACCACTAGCAATATAGTTAATAAATGGTTCAATGATAAAGTTCTTACCATCTGAAGCATCTGGTGCCATTACTAATCTATAAGTAGTTAGAATATCTTTAATAAATTCAATTTGTTTGTATTCACAATCTAGTGAAGCATTAGGTAATGAATTACCAGGTGCACTAATTACTTCAAACTCTTTATTTCTAAATACTGATTGTTCGATGTATTGTGGAAATTCTATGTCACCATAGATTCTAACCTTATCTCCAGGGTTTAATGAGATAACACCTTGTACAGTAAGAGTAGTTCCAGCTCCAGAACCATATGCACCTATTGATGCATCTGTATAAGCACCACCACCAGTTGACTTTTGTATAATAAGTCTACCAGAAATAGGAGAGAATGGTGGCGATTGACCACCTTCACCTGCATAGAATGCCTGTGCTCTAATTATATAACTACCTGCAACTTTTGCAACATAGTATGAACCAGATGCTATTGGAAGGTATTGATAGTTTTTACCATCAGTCGTAGCACTATTACCTGAACTTGGATCACTAACAGATTCACCAATGTATAATTCACTATCACCACCTTCATCGTTAGAATCAGTAGCTAACATTGTGTTAGTTGAGTTAGCATCTCCACTTAAGTCAATAGCAGATTCATTACCCCATGCACTTACATAAACTTGCTTAAAGAAAGCAGAGTCTAAGAATGTAGAAGTAAATGTATAACCAGTATTCTCGAAGATTTTACCAAAGATCTTTCTAGCTCTGATCATTGGCTTTAGTCTATCTAATTCTAATGGATGACCTGCTGATGTAAACTTATCACCTGTACCAGCAACAGCAACTCTAGTTTGTTCAACGTCACCATTCTCATCGTATGTGTTACCGAAATCAACTAAAGGATATAAGACATCTCCATTTTTAAGACCATCTGTTAGACTACCTTCTGGATATGCATTCCATGAATCTGTGAAATTTGCACCATTAATAGTGTGTGATAATTCAGGCATATTAAGACTACACATAGTAGCATCACCAATAGCAGATGAGAAATCTCTAGTTTCACCTAAGAAGATAATCTCATAATCTATTTTATCTTGTGCGCCATTAGTAAAGATACGTTGTAGTCTAATGTGTCCTTGTCTAAACTCAGCACCATCTACTATGATCTCTGCTGGTTTTTTGACAGTTACATCATAATCAATACCATCAATTAAGAAGGCGTGTTTAAAAAATATGTTATTTGCTGGCGTCGCGGGTACTCTAAATGTTCTAGAGAATACTGACTTGGCTTCAGCATTCGTAATGTCCTCGACTGACAGGGTCAGCTTAATTGGTTCAGTCTCATATAAATCTAACCAATATTGATTAAGCTGTCTGGAGTCATCATATACTTTAAGTTGAATCATATTATCCTCTTTGTGATTTTACGTTGTTCGCTAATTTAAATCTTATTTCATATTGGAAAAGTCCGTCTTTTCTAAATGACTTCTCAGTATAACTTGCACTTGTAATATTACAACCAAAGAAGTAAGCATCATATCCTGGAGGAGCTGATTGTCCTAAACGTACTCTAACATCTGGTGAGTTAAACAGACCTTCTAAGTATTTAGCTTCTTCATCTGACATATAACCAGTTGTTGCTACAAATGATTCTTGTATTTCTTGTGAGTATGTTGTAAAGCCTCGTGCTCCTGTAGACGTTGCGTATAGGCTGGCATTATAGTCGACTGTGTTAGCTAAGAAGTTATTAGCCTTTCTCTTAGTTGATCTAACATTCTTTTTAGTGAATGTATAATAGTCTCTAAAGCCAAATGAATTTAACCAAGAGAATTGTATGCGATTGTAATCTAAGCAACCAGTGTTATTAACAACTGCACCTCGATCATATATTCTATACATTTGTACCCAACTCAAAGACTCATCGGCATAACCTGTAAATGTACTAATACAAGTACCAGGTGTATATGCTACTGGTTGTACAAAGTAGTAACTAGCTGCTGAATCTAATGTAAAGTTAGATGTTGATGCAGGTGTTGTATAATATGTAAAGTTATTTAAGTTAAATGGTCCTAAACCTGCAGTAATTACCGCAGTGTTATTTGAAGGTTGTGTACCATCACCATAGTTGATATTAGGTCCACCTCCATTTGCTACTATATTAGGTATAATCACATCGTCTAGTGCACTACCATCTGATTCATATGAAGTAATTCTAAAACCTTCTATACCTTGTACTGCTGAGTTAGCTGCAGGTATCGATCTGTAAACTCTATTAAAGAAACTTACAGTATGCATATCGTCTGAGAATACATCATGTATTTGTACTCTATCGTTGATACCAATTGAAGAAGGATAATCATTTTGACCTGTCGGTATATATTGAGGTATTTCAGAACCTAAGATATATGATTGATCATCACTTAAGACTCTACCACCTATAACTACTTCAGTACATGGATTTAACTCGTCACCACCTTTAACACTAGCTTGATACTGACCTTCACTCCATACTAGATCATACCATGGTTTTTTACCACCAATTACTTGGTAAGGTCCATAACTAGTAGCTTTAAGATCTACAACACCTGCTGTTTCGTCACCTATTCTTAAGATGTACTGTTCTACTTCTTGTTCGGAGTTTTGTAAGTTAGCTGGACTAACATTACCAATTCCAATTTGTTCTGTGTTAACAGGTGAAACATGTACGTATGTTTGTAAAATGTTTTGTATATCAAAGATAGCTCTGCCTTCTGCGTTAGCTGTCTGTCTAATATCTGCTAAGATATCACCTCCTAATGTTCGTACTTGTAAAACAAATTTGTCTGCTCCTGAAGGTAAACTACTTAGAGTTACTGGATTAGGACCATATGCTAGGTTAAATGTACCTGGTGATTGATTTAATGAAACTGTTGATGCCATATTAAATGTCTGTTGTTAATTGTTGTGCTACGCCATTTGCTACTATCTCTGCTATTTGATCTACATCAAAGAACTTACGAGCTGGTAAACCAAACTTTCTCTTCTTATATGTATAAAAATTACCTGCGAGCGGTTTAGGTTCTACACCATATGGTACTTCACTTGGATTAGTAATACCTCCGAATGCAGAGTTAAAATCTTTGTGTTTACTAGATGTATTGTAATCTGGTTTAACACCAAAGTTTTGGAATAAACCATAGGCTAACATCTCAAAAGAGAGTGAGTCCTCGTCAATGACTGCCTTAATACTAGACTTTAAGTTACCAATATCTTCTGGCACGTTACGTTTCATCTCATCGACTATCTGACCACCTAAGTCAAATAAGACTGGTGATAGATTACCAAGAGTTTCTCCGAAACCTTCTAATGCTCTTTCGAATTCTTCTGTTGTCATCTTAGAATGGTGTTTTACAATTGTTTATTGGTTGTGCTATCATAACCTCTAAGGTAGCTGTGAAACCTGCAACAGTATCTTGAAACCTCTCTTTAAATGGTGTTAGGTTAACAGATAACTGTACATCCATTAATAATGGATTGCCATAGAAAGTTTGTAGACTAAATCTTAGTGCTGCTATAATGTCATCTATGTATTGTTGACAATCTGATTGTACTTGTAGGGTTTGATTATATGGTGGATCCTTTTGATCGATATCTCCTGCATCACCATGAAGTAACTCTAAACCATTGTCTAGTACTGTATCCATAACAATCATATTAAATCTGTAAGAGATAGCCTGTGATGATCTAGTAGACTGTGTAGGGTTTAAGAACACATAAGGATATAGAGTCATTGCATCCTCTTCATCTGTAGCGGTTACTAAGGAATTACCATGCTCAGCATTCATAGTTTTTAGGTCTGTAATAGCACCATAACCAAAGTCTCTGATTATTGGATGCTGATCACATACGCGAGCGATTCTATCGACGAGTTCTTTGTAAGTCATATTGTCTTCTTTCTTTTAGTTTGCGTTGGTTCTCTTCTAACTGTTGCTCTTTTTGTAGAGCCATAAAGTTAAGTACCTTTTTTAGTGGTTGTTCTGTTACAGCGTCTAACTGTAATATATTATTGTGTGCGAGTCCAACTATTATTTTATACCAAGATCTAGCTGTTGCTAATTTATCTGTGATCTCTGTGTCTTCGCCATCGTATCGTGGTTCATCTAATCCAAATAAACTAGAGTACTGTCTGTATGTGTATATTCTGAATGATGCATATTGATCAATCGCCCACATAGCTTCGTCTGCATATTTGGCTTGAGGTGCTAAGATCTTAGTAATAGATTTAAAATGAGTATCTAAGCCTTGGACTATATAAGTGTCTAAGTCAACGAATTGACCAAACGTCATAGAGTCTAAATCTATTAGTCGAGTCTCTTGTCTTTCATTCATTGCTTTTATTACAAGTGCGATCGCCAATGTCATGGCCTCTTCATCTGCTTGCATTAGTAATTTAATAGGAGCTCCAGTTAATTGGGACACTATCATCGGATAGTACTTAGGATCCGTCCAATCAAACTGTATTGCTTTTGAGTATTGGTCAACAGTCAACCGTTCTGGTATCTCGTACTTTGTTTTATTAATATTAATCTTGATGCTCATATAGTAAGAAATATAAATCTGAGTCCTTTTGAATTACCTTTTACCCATGACAGCATATGAGCCATAGGACTTCATCTGTTTTCTAGAGTAATTGGCTAATGCTAAGGCGATTACCGTATCATCATGGAAGCCACTAGGATGTCCGTATTTGATCGATCTTGTTTTAGGATTGTAATCATATGTAAATACTGAAAGCTCATCATAGAGATAAGGCCACAATGTCTTAGACGGTATCTGAATGTTGGCTTCGTTAACATCTAGTATCAGACCTTCTATGATTTCTGTTTTAGACTTAGAGGTGGTTTGGAATGGATGTGTGTCTTGCCACTCTTTGGCTATCATCTCATAGATTACATCACCGATACTATTAACCTCTATAGTAACTGTTGCTTGGTGTTTTCTAATTAAGTGTAAGATATCACGTGTCATAGTCGACCACTCTTGTGCGTTGGCTCTATAGATCTCTATTACCTTGCCATCTGCGTCCATAAAGGTGGCTACAGTATAATCCTCTTGTTTTGCAAGGTCAATCCCACAATAGATCTTCCCGGCGGGTCGAGGCCACTGGTCTACTGTACATTGGTCTAAGTTTGAGAATACTTCACCACCAGTGTCTATGAACTTGGCTAAGTACTCTTGATCAAACACATTCTGAGGTAGTGTCAGCTTAGCTTCTTCTATTTCTGATGTATCTATATAAGGTGTATCATATGATGTGCCTGTGTATGCTTGGTACTGTGGGTACTCAAACGAGTTGGCTAACTGATACAGCTCATAGAACCATGTCTTACCCTTAGGTGTTGATATAAATAAGACCTTCTTACCTCTGACAAGAAATACAGGTTTGATAGCCTCGCGCCATGCATCTTCCTTCATAAAGGCTGCTTCATCTAATACACCATAATCCATTGT